TATATGGAATTGAAACTATCATGCACCACTATACCCTTGCTTGGCACGATCAACAAGATGTCGAGCACCACATCTGCGAATATGCAGACGATGCTTTTGGGGCAGCAGAACACGCCAGACAGGATGTTCCGTTTCTACGGGAACATCCTTTTTCTTTGTACGAAATTCTGAGGGAGGATTGATGAAAGACTTACCCGTAAGATCCTCATTCATAATTTTGGGATCTATAGCACTCGCATTATACATATTACCAAAGGTAGCGTATGTATGATCAAAGGGGTTCTGCAATATCTTAAAGATATAAAAGACTCTGCAAAGTATATGTTGCAGGGTCTTTCAGTAACCCTTGACCATATGGGTAGAAGACCTGTCACAGTACAGTATCCATATGAAAAACTCATACCATCAGAAAGATATCGTGGACGTATACATTATGAATTTGATAAGTGTATAGCATGTGAGGTGTGTGTCAGAGTATGTCCTATAAATTTACCAGTCGTAGACTGGGTGATGAATAAGCAAACAAAGAAGAAAGAACTGAGAAATTATTCAATAGATTTTGGAGCATGTATATTCTGTGGTAATTGTGTAGAATATTGTCCAACTAATTGTTTGTCAATGACAGAGGAGTATGAACTCTCTGTCTTTGATAGACATCAACTAAATTATGATAACGTGGCACTTGGTAGGTTGCCTACAAATGTCACGAGTGACCCTACTGTGCGTTCACTACGTGAACTTACTTATCTACCTAAGGGTGAGATGGATCCTCACGTGGTGAAAGACTCTGATCCTAGGGTAGGTAAATTACCAGAGGAAGTATTGGACTGGATGACAAGTGGAAATACTTAATATACATGTGCCAGGTGTCGGTATAGAGGCATTAAAAATACCCCATATATTCACAAAATCTGTGCAAGTCGAGCATGCTGTATCTCCAATGGTGCCTGTGACAGTTGACATAGGAAAACCCATTGTAGATATACCAGGCTGCGTTGAGGTACATCCAGAAAACAAATACCCAGATGGTACAAAGAATAAACAATTAGCGAAAGATGATGACACGGTTACCTATTGTGATGCAAGCATGCCATCTTTCGATGCGATGGACTATACACCCGACCAATTAGTAATAACAACGGAAGTGCCACCACCACCTGTTGAACCACCACCAGATCCTCCAACATCTCCAGAGGTCAAACCACCTACCATTCCAGAGGGTGAGACAGAGTGCCCTGCACCTAATCAACCAAGAGTAGGAGACCTAACACAGAATGGAGAGGAGAAGGTTATAGGTCATGAACTACAAGGAACCACCTGTGTAGTATTATATGAACCCACTACACCTGCTGAAAAATTTTTACCATCTACAAATCAAGTCAGCACCACAGCAGCGATAGCAATAGTAGCAACAGCATCTGCAGCAGCAACACCACTTTTGCTCAGACTAATAAAACCTGTCATAAAAAAACTCACGACCACTGTTCAGAAAAAACTAGGTAGTCATCGTGAGTTATCAAAGAGTGAACTTATATCTAATCGGTATCGCCAATCGAAAGGTCTACCTCCCCTAAAACCTCGGAAGAAATAGAATGCCTGTGATTAGGTAAGGTGTTGGGTGGGTTTACTAATACTACGTCAGCACATACCTTGTGGTAAGGTGATGTCCGTGCAAACATTATACCTGCCTTCATTAATTCACCACAATTTTTTAATCTTGCTATCTCAAAATCTAATCTCTTATTTGCAGTCGTTTGTTGCACTGATGCTATGTGTGCTGCTGCTGCTTCTTTACATTGTTTCTGCAACTCTTTATCAAGAGGGATTGATAATGTAGCAGAAAAACCAAGACTTATGTTTTGCGTTGCCTTCTGCCCCGTTCTAGTAGGGATATAATAGAGGATCTCACCAGGAGAATCAGGGATACCGTCATC